TAAGAACGGATCAACTCATTACATTACAGAAGTTATTTGTCATACATTCGAATTCTGTGGTAGCAAGGAGAGAGTTGAATCAAAGCCATACAACCAGGAAGGGGAATGGCAGAAAGGGGAGAAACGTACAGTTCCTGCAATGAGCAATGTTGATGATCTGCCGGGCAATGTCACTACTTATGATGAAAATGACCAGCCGTTTTAATGAGTAAAATCCTGCAATATATTAAGTGTAGCGATAAATACAAATATGTTAGTATTTATAAAGTAAAGGATGGCATATTTTATCGTGCTTCTTTTGTGAGAACTTATAAATATGAACAATATTTTGGATGGAAATTATATGATACAGAAAGAGAAGCTGCTTTAGCAGTTGATAAATATCTTCTTTCAATTGGTCGAAATCCAGTTAATATATTAAAGAAAAAGGCAATATTGTGAAATAAATAACAATGAAGCGTAAACTAACAACCGAGACAGATAGGGAAATGACTATCAGCTATATTAAACGGCTGGATTTGAAAAAGCTATTTATCGTTGAGGTATTGCAGAAATTAACGAAGCGGACAATATCACAAAATTCTCTTTATTGGCTTTGGTTAACAGCTATTGAATTTGAGACAGGCAATGATAGAAATAATCTTCATGAATATTTTAAAGAGAAATATCTGATTCCGGAAGATGTTATTGTGTTTGGTGAAAAGCGGGAAAGTCGTTCAACAAAGAATCTCAATACGACACAATTCAAATACTACCTTGACCATATTCAAGTATTTGCCTCAACGGAATTAGCTATTAAATTACCTGATCCGAAAGATAGGTACTGGAATGAGTTTTACGAATATTATGTTGATAAGATATGAAAATTCATACAAAAACATATATGCATCATTTCGATTATGGTGAGCAGGATATTATTTTATGCGAAGCATGTGGCGCAAGGGCTGTTGATATTCATCATATTGATAATAACAGGCAGAATAATAATATAAAAAATCTTATTGCACTTTGTAGACGTCATCACAATATGGCGCATTCATCAAAGCGCTATGTCAGTAAATCAGAGTTTCAATTTATTCATAATAATTTCCTGCAAGGGAATAGAACACAATTTTTAAAATGAATCATGGATCACTCTTCAGTGGTATCGGCGGATGGAACATTGCAGCAGATGAAATGGGATGGGAGACGGTATTTAATTGTGAAATAGACTCATTTTGTCAAAGAGTATTAAAATATTATTGGCCCAAAGCAAAATTATATGAAGACATTAAAAAAACAGACTTCTCAAAATGGAAAGGACAAATTGACATCCTTACAAACTCTTTTCCCTGTCAGGGATTCTCACTTGCCGGAAAAAGAAAAGGAACAAAAGATAACCGGTATCTCTGGCCGGAGAGTTTGCGAGCAATACAAGAGATTCAGCCCGAATGGGTTATTTCTGAAAATGTTCCCGGAATTATTAATATTGAGGGGGGGATGGTTTTCGAGCAAGTCCACGCTGACTTGGAAGCTTCGGGGTACGAAATTATCACGTTTATACTTCCAGCTTGCGGTGTCGGGGCGTGGCACAGAAGGGATAGAATCTGGATTGTTGCCTACAAAAACAGTAACAAGCGGAACACAGACAAAGGAAAATCCAACACCAAAACAAACAGGTGGAACTACACTAGAAGGATATGCAAAGATGTTCCCGACACCGAAAGCACAAAATGCGAACAGTCCGGGGATACATGGACAAGGAGGGATAGATTTACAAACTCATGTAAAGATGTTCCCCACACCGACAACCAGGGATCACAAAGACGGAACGGCAGAGAGTTGTCAGAATGTTCCATCAAACAGTCTTTTGGGAAGGGAAATACACAAGACAACGGAACAGATGGGCAGTCTGAATCCCGATTGGGTAGAATGGTTGATGGGTTATCCCCCTGGTTGGACGAACCTGACATCCCAAGAGTCGCAACAGGAATCAAAGACAGGGTAAACCGGCTAAAGGGATTAGGGAATAGCATTGTGCCCCAAGTTGCACTAGAAATATTTAAAGCGATAGATAAATTAAATCAACAATTATGAAAGAGAAAAAAGAATTGTACAGTAAAGCAATGGAACTACTTGAGGGCTGCAATGAACATCTGAAAGATGATGAAAAGATAGACACTATCAACACCAAGCTGGTCGGTGTGGTAAAGGACCTGAACGATATTATTTTACGTGACACGACAGTAACGGATTTAACGGCGGAGAAATGATTAGCGAGGTACACAACGAAGATTGTATGATCGGCATGGCAAGGTTTCCTGATAATTATTTCCAACTTTCCATTGTGGATCCTCCGTATGGGATAAATTTCGCAAAAACCCAGACAGGGAAAGGATGGATTGTTAGGAAAAGTAAAGATTGGGATAAATTACCACCATCAAAAGAATATTTTAATGAATTACAACGAATTTCTAAAAATCAGATTATATGGGGGGGTAATTATTTTACAGAATATTTAAGACCAACAATGGGATGGATATTTTGGGATAAAGGGCAAAGAGATTTTTCTTTAGCAGATGGTGAATTATCATGGACTTCATTTGACAAGGCATTAAGAGTTTTTGATTATTCCAGAGCAAAACTAAATCAAAAAAGAGAAGGATTACACCCAACAGAAAAACCGGTAGCTTTATATAAATGGCTTTTAAAGAACTATGCCAAAGCAGGAGATAAGATAATAGACACTCATCTAGGCAGCCAAAGCAGCAGGATAGCTTGTTATGATGGTGGCTTTGACTTTTGGGGGTGGGAGATTGATGAAGATTATTTTCGGGATGGGAACAAGAGATTTGAAGCTTTTAAGATGCAACAGAAATTAGATTTTAAATAGATGCAATCTAAAAAATACTCTTTTGTAGAATCATTGACTAATACATTATCAGGAAATAATTTTTGCAAATATCAGAATAATGGCTATCTTTGTACTCTAATACGAAGCGATATGAATAAAAAATCTACTTTTATTATTAATACTGCCAGCACTGGCAATAGTACTCAAGGGTTTCGGATCGCTTCGTTCCTGCGAGTATTTTTGTTTAGTGCTGGCTTAATATTTTTATATGGGGGAACTAGCAAAAATTGAAAGTGTTTGTGAATTAAGTAAAACTAACTTAACATTCAAAAGAGATATTACAAAAGATGAATGGATGGATGTTTTTAAGTCACTTAAAATGGTTGAGGGATGTGTTCAGTTTTGGATTGGGGACTGCCTTGCATACCGGCAACAACGCTGGGGTATGTACGATGATGTTGCGGAGGAGACAGGGTATGAAATAAAGGCACTTCAGAATATTAAAAGCATAGCAGACAAAGTAGAAACTTCCCGACGTCGGGAAGAATTATCATTTAGTCATCATTGCGAAGTCGCCGCCCTTCCATCCGAAAAGCAGGAGCTATTCCTCAATAAAGCAGTTGAAGAAAAGTTAAGTGTAAGGGAATTAAGGACTGAAATAAAAAGAGATAATTTTAAACAATTAGAGACACCTTCTTTACCAGATGGTAAATATTCTGTTATTTATGCTGATCCGGCATGGCCTGTTGGAAGTATTGTTATGGATAAATGGGAAAGCTCTATTGATGATAAATATCCAACAATGAGTATTGAAGATATTAAAAATCTTCCAATTAAAGATTTGTCTACAGATAATTGTTCTTTATTTATTTGGACAACACATACATTTTTACCGGATTGTTTAGATATTATTAAAGAATGGGATTTTAAATATTTTTGTTTAATAACATGGAATAAAGGAAGTGGATGGACACAATTTGGTTTTCATAAAATGACTGAATTTTTATTATTTGCTTATAAAGGCAAAATGAATATTAACCAATATGGTAAGGCTATTCCTACTTTAATTAATGAGAATAAAACAGTACATTCTAAAAAGCCAGATAGCATAAGAGAAATGATTAAAGAGAAAACTCCAGAAGGAAGATTAGAATTATTTGCAAGAGAAGAATATGAAGGATGGTTATCATGGGGAAATGAAATAAAAATATTAAATAATGAAGATTGATAATGGGGAAGACCTTCAAAAATATAATGAGGGGTTAAAAGGAGAAAAAATAATAAGAGATTATTTTAAAAATAACAATATTAAATTTTTTCAAATAGATCTTATGGCTAAAATAGAAAATGAATGGCATTTAATAGAAGTTAAAAGGCAAGAGGCATTTGAACCACCTCCTTTTTATGGGCATGGATTACCTAAATGGCAGATTGATGCAAGATTAAAATTTCAGGAAGAAACAGGCATTTATGCAATACTTTATATTGTAGATAAAAATAATAATACTATTTATTATCAATATATGGATTTATTATTAAAGGGTAAGCAATTTCAAACAAAAGGAGCAAGTCCAAGAATAATATTTCCTATTGAAAATTTTGAAATATTAAATAAATGAAAGATCCAGCAGTACTTTTTTATTTCCAGGATTTTTTAGTTGGTACTGAATTTATGAATGATGATGAAGTTGGAAAATATATAAGAGTTCTTTGTCATCAAGCAGATAAGGGATCATTAAGTGAATCTCAATTAAAAAGAATTTGCAGAGGAGAAGTGCCAGAAATATTAATGGAGAAACTTTCAAAAAATGGAGATGGTAAGTATTATCAAAAGAGGATGCAAGAGGAAAGAGAAAAGCGAATGAATTATACCGAAAGCAGGAGAAAAAACAGGACTAAAAAAACAAATAAGATATGTAAAACATATGATAAACGTATGGAAAATGAAAATGAAAATATAAATAAAGATGTAATTATAAATAAGAAAGAAAAGAATGATTTTTTTGAAAATTTCAGAAAAAGTTATCCGGGAACAAAAAGAGGTTACCAGATA